TGGCCATCCCGCAAAATTATTTGAGCAATTTTAGTCTTTCATCCATACAGGTGTGCTTTAACTCCGCAACTTTATAGGAACCCTCTACCCTCACACAATGTGAGGGCAGACACGTTTTTATAGCTAAAACGTGGAAAACCGCTGTTTATATATTTTCTAAAATAATCTATTCGCAAGCGAACCCAGACCAGGAAAGAAGGAATTGCCTAACGTCTCAACCCCAGCGCGAAAAGCGGGCATCTTGGCAACTGTCTGAACTGCGTTGAGGAACCCCAAGGGGTTCACACTAACAGCAGCAGCATCGCCAGCGATTCCGATTCCGCTGGAAGATTGATAAGAAGGCAGCCCTTCCAAATGATAGATGATCTCCACATCCACCACACTGGTTGACACTGGGCCTCCGGTCACCGTGACGGCAACCGACTCAAAACCCGCCACACGCAAGTATGAGGGGTCTCCAGAGGAGACGAACGAAACCGAGGTCTGGTCAGTGACTCCGAAACCAAGCGACGAGTCTTTAGTGTTCTTGAACACAAAGGCTTCGGGCGACGTGATTTTCGGAGAAACAAACACAGGCTTCTCGCAAGCGTTCACCATGGAAATTTCAACTGAATTTTGAGCCATTGGAAGTTGAGTGATGTCGACTGTCCCAGAGCCAGACGTCGGGAAACCATACTGTTGGATGGTGTTCCCCATAGACGCCCCTGCGTTGTTAGAGTTGGTTGCTCGGCCGCCAACAGTAGCGAGCTTGTCATTGACATTAGTCGAAACTGCAGCGGTAGCGATGACCAACCTTCCTTGCGAGGTCGTCATTGAGGAAGTACCCATCACCTTGATGCCATATCCAACGATACGGTAATTGGTAATGGCCGACGCTAAGATGGTTGCACTAGTGTTAATAACTGCATTGGTGTAGGCGTTCCCATCCATCAATGTCCAAGTCGAACCACCAGAAATGGATCCCCGAGGGGAAACAGCATTCTGGTAGGCGCTTGGCAGGATGATGAGATCCGCTTCACCGCTGGCGTTGGTAACTAAAGTGACCGTCCTAGTGACGTGTCGGGTTACAGTCGGACAGGAGTACATGTCCGGCACTCTCGCGCCGAGTGATTGGGGATCAAACGGCATCGAAAGAGCCTTCTTGTACACACTGACCGGGTCTGAACCATTACCACCGGCACTCTTCTTCTTCTTTTTATTTTGTTTTTGCACAGGTTTTGAGTACACTACGATTGCCTGGGTCGTATTTTGTTTTTTATTCTTACCTGTCATGATAAGATTTTTCTGAAGTTTTATTTTCACTCAGTGTTGATCACGGACACATATAGCGCTATTGAATGCGCTTGGCTCTAAAGCCAGTGTTCCTCGCCCTTAACGGCGCAGTCGATAAACGACCCTGTGGAAACACTATCACGAAGAAGACATTCGTCACCCCTCAAATGGGCTATGAGGTCCTCGCGCTCTGGCAACGTGGCGAGCAGGAACCCCTCGGCTCCCTCTTCATATGACAGCAAGTAGCACTTGCGCCAGAAATTGAAGTGGGGCTCTGAGTGAACCCAGTTCATCATGTGTGCCACGAGCGCTTCGGCCCTGAACTCATGCTTGGTGTTCTGAAAGTTTTCCAAGTGTTTGGAGAACCGCGTTGGAATCCACTCCACTCCAGCTTTACCTTTCGTGAAGTGCCAGGAGAAAAATTCGAACCCCTCCTCGATAGCACTGAATTTCACCTTGTGAATCTTCATGCCGAACGCTCGCATACCTTCGATGAAGGAAGCGTAGTCGAAATCTTCGGGCAAGCTAGCTGCGACATCATCGCCGCCAAACTTGAACCCCAGTTTGACTATCTCCTCACGACTGTACCCAGCCTTCAGCAGACCAACGACTGCCCAATAGGCGCCGGTGATCGTGTTGCGGATGTAGGTATCGAAACGCCCGCTGTTCAATGCGAGCGCTACAAGTTTCTTGATGACAGTGCCATCTGGGCATTGATAACCTGAACGACCGACCTTGTCCATAACGATGGTGGCTTCTTTTCGCCAAGCTTGCATGCCCTCTAATGACATCTTAGCATTGGGTACCGCAAGTCCGACCATGATGTCAGTGACTGCCGCGTAGGCTTCTTCCGTGTGGGCGGTGTACTCAAAGTGCTGCCCGTCATACTCAAGAATCTTGTGCTTCCTCTTTGACATTGAGTTGTACATAAACTCGCCGTCTCCCGGCTTCAAGGGACTCCATCCGGCAATGACCGGAGATTTTCTTGTCGCTTCTACGGAGGAGTCCATCAACTCACCAAAGAAGCAGCGCATCACAATCTGGGAAGTCAAGCCGCACCCCTGGACCGTTCGGTCCTGGTTGCTCGCTAGCTTCTCCTTCTTGGTTGGCTCCATCTTCAGGAAATTGATTGAATCCTGACACCATGTGTCGTCCTTGTAGGACGCGTAGATTCTCTCTGCCAATTCTTCAACCGAGACGGCCGCCAAGAGCTACGCATTGGTCTTGAACCCTTCATTCACGAAGGGCAAGCCAGGAGACTTGGACGAGCCGACTGCAGAAGAGTTCAGCTGCGCAATAATCTTGGCGACGGTGACGCCAGAGCAGTCAGTCATGTACCTGTTGTGCTTGAGCCACTCTAGAGTGATGCTTTTGGCATCAGCAATGAGGGTCTTGCTTGGAGGTGCATAATTGAGCCTGACGTCTACCGCCGTACCGAGATTGATGCTGAGAGATTGCTTTGATCTCACGACCGCGGATGCGTGGTCCACCGCGAGAGGCATACCGAATGCCTCCCGATCGTAGCCTAACCGCGCCGCTTCGTCGAAATCAATGTGTTTCCCATGCTCAGCTGGTCTGCCTTTGTAGAAAGGGGATGATAACTTAATGTCATTCCTCTCGATCACGAAAGGCGAGCCAGTGGCATAGGCGAACAGTTGAGTTCTTCTAGGCGACGGTGGCTTCGGATCTACTTCTTCTTTGACTACTAGCGGCTCTTGCTGAGTGATCGTCAGGGCGCACTCACCTGCCCACGTGAAGTGGCGCTCACCGAAGTTTACCTCTTCAGCTTGCGCTTCCTCCTCGCGAGACATCCAAATCAGGCCGTTTGAGGCCTGGTTGATGTGAAGTCCACTAAAACGAGCGTGCGCCTCGTCTTGTGCTATCCCTTCCAGATCGAAGATTTCCCGTCGTTTGGCTAGCCTACCATTGCGTCCTCTAAAAGACTTGAGGTACACCTCGCCTTCGGGGTAGTCACCGGCCTCCAATGATTCCATTTCATGGACATCAATAAAGAACCGGATGTACGCAAAGTTGAGGCCGCGATTGTGCTCGCCATTCGTGCCGCAGTGCAGAGCGACCACCTTCCTCTGTCCCGAGAGTATTGGTGATCCACTCCACCCTTTGAGAGTTGATGCAGTGTAAAACACGTCTGTGAGTTCAGTGTCTTCACTTCGAATGATGGCTCCTAACGATCGCTGCAGCTTACGTTTACCTGTCTTCTCCAGGCCGTAAGCGGTCACGTTGGTGTTCCAGATAGCATCAGCATGCTCCAAAGCCTTAACTCCCATGCGACTCCATTCAGCGGGTTTAATCGGAATGACAGTTGCGTCGAAGCCAGTGTAATTGGAGGAGACTATGTCTCTGCTGATCATCTCTTGGTTCAATTCGAGCATCGCGTCCATGTTCAGCTCGCTACTCTCCCCGTTGGCACTAGCCTTAAAGGGAATAACATAGCATTTACCAGGCGTCGATGTCATCGCAAATACGTTGTGCTGGGCGGTGACTAAGTAGTCTTTGTAACGGAAGGCCATCCCGACAAATGTCACTAGTCCCTCATGCAACACCGCAAGATGCAAACAACCGGGAACGACGCTACTGGTGCGGATCTCTGATCCACCCATAGACATCTCAAGAGAGTCAAATGAGTTACTAGCTAAACTCACCATTCTGTACAATGGTTTACATTGCACTGAAGGTAGTCCGTCCATGCTTTCAACAGCCCTCTTTACGACCGAGACCGAGGACTGATGCTCGATTCGTTGCCGCAGTAGCTGATGCACATGCGCGATGGAACGCACTACCCTCGCGAAGAGGGTAAGCAAAGCCCAAGCGATCTTACACGAAGCCCATCCAAGGGCTACCACTGCTAAGAGGCCGGCACTGCACACGAGCGTCATGGCCAGAGCATAGGCGAGTTGGTACTGAAACCCGTAATCGCGATACTCCCCACATACTGCCTGCGGAGCCCGGTACACACCGAACAATGGTAGCTCAATTTGCCACCCTCGGACATGCCCCATCCACGAGCAGAACGGAAGAGGTAAATCTCCATTCCAGCAAGCAGACTTCACAATGCAAGTCCTATAGGTGGCCAGATAAATCTGGAGCCACGTGTGCCACACCCTCAATTCGGTCAAAAACCAAACGAAGAAGTGGAACCACTCGTCTTTCAACTCAACCCAGTCAGAAGCGCTAGTGCTTGCGCCCTCGGTGACTGGGATTTGGTAAGCGACGCACAACGCAAACATCACCTTGGCAACTAGTTGGCGCGCGATCGCTTTCATCTCAAACCTGTTGGTCTGGAAACCATAGCTGTGCAAGGCATGTTCGGCTTCAATCGCACGGCACGTAGCAACAGCTCGTCCGGTCGTAATGACTCCGTCAAAACCTAGCGCCAGCGTATGGCGACCTCCAACCATGGAGTAGAGTTGGGCAGGACTGAACTCCTGAATCAGCATGGCCCTTGCAGGGTGAGACAACTCAGCGACGACCTCATTAACGAGTTCGGTCGCTCGGTTGCTAACCTCGCAAGTCCCTTCTTCTAGGAACTCACATCCCACATCCACTCCCATTACACAACCAAAAGACTCAGGTGGAGGCCACTCGCCGTCCACAACCAATCCTAGCAGCACGCTAGCCTTGTTCTCATGTGAAAGATTCTTCCACCAATGAGCAGGACGTAGTCGTGCGCCAAGTAGGCTGAGGACACGCGAGCACTTCCGCTCACGGTCCGTCGGCTCATAATGATCCGGAACCAACAACATAGTGTGTTCCCGGAGCGCCATGGCGTCGTGTGTGATGACTGCTGGGGCGCTATCCCCAGCTTCAGGCTGCGTGGCCATTTCTTCCACGTTCGCGACTCGTTGACGTTGAAAAGACATGTTC